AAAACTTAATCCCAAATCTGAATCAGCTATATTAGATTTATCATTAGCATCAGAAGTTTGTATTGTTCCATTTGTTGCATATACATCATCCCATCTGTTCCCCAATCTACCCAAATCATTTGAATTATCTGCTAATGGTGAAAATGAATCGCCAGTACCACCCATATAAATAGAACCAGTACCAGTAAACCATAGACCATGGTTAGCTGATGTGGGTATTCCACTTGAAAATGTCATACTATATGGGTCATTACCCATAAGAAGAAAGAAATCTACATCAGAATCATCAGAAGGACATAATATTCTTAATGGGTCTGAACCACCTGTAACACTTGTTGGTAGCGTACTAAATAATCCTGCTTGTCCTGTTGCACTTACTGTTCTAGCTGTAATTTTGCCCTTGAACTGTGCATTACCTGCTGTATCAATAAAGAAGTTATTTGCTGAAATAAATCCTGCCGAACCTAGTTTTATACCTGCTGTTGTAAATGTTCCATTACCACCGCCACTTGCGTTCGTACTGTTAATTGCTGAAGAATCAATAGTCCAGCCACCCACAAACCCTCCAGTTTGATTTGGAGAAGAAGCAACTGTTCCGTTTGCTTGATTATTTGCATTATCTGCTGTAGTTTGGGCTGCAGTTGCTGAGTTTGCTGCACCACTTGTAGCAGTATTCATAGCTGTTGTATTAGGGAAAGATTGAATCTGTCCTATTGTTACAGTTGCCGCTGATAAATCTCCTTTAAAGAAAGCATTTCCTGATGTATCAATATAAAACTGATTAGCATGTATAGAGCCAGCACTATTAAATGTTATTCCTGACCCTGAAGTATATCCTACTGTATCTTTTGTTCCACTGTAAATTGCTGAAGAATCAATAGTCCAGCCACCAACAGACCCTCCAGTTTTTGCACCGTTAGATAGTATATTTGTATTTGCAGCTGTATTTGCTTCTGATAAAGTAGCTTTTGAATTAGCTGTATTTTGAGCGTTTGAAGCTGCTTGTGACGCGTTTGAAGCTGCTTGTGACGCCCCAACTTCTGCTTCAATTACAGAAGCTGCTGTAGCACCTATTTGTACTGATTGTCCTATAGCTAGTGTTCCATTTGCACTATAGAACTTGATAAACTTATTTCCTGAATCTTGTCCAATATTTACATTACCAGCACCATCAAAGTATACTCCTAAGTCTCCATCTGCAAAGGTTGTTTTATTTGCTGTGACAAACTTACCATTGTCTCCACTTGTTCCAAGTTGAATTGTATTTGCTATATTTGCTCTATTTGTAAATGTAGTATTTGCACTTAACCTGTTTGCTTGTAATGTTCCTTCAACAATTACTGAGCCGTCAAAAGTTTCTACCACTAAAGAACTAAAGTTTGCTGCGGTTACTGAGCCTGGTGAAGTTACTGCTGAGCCATTATATACTCTTGTTCCTGCTGCATTTGCTGAATTATCTGTAACTGTTATTCTATCGTTCGGTCTAAGTGTGCTATCACTTGCAGAAGCAATTACTGCAGTAGCTACAGCTTGTGCAGATATATTATTAAGTGTACCTGCAAAATTAACAGCTTGAGCTGCTGAAATATTACTTTCAGTGCTTTCTTCAAAAGTAAATATACTTGCACCTCGTACACCATCAGTACCATTAGTACCATTAGTACCATTAGTACCATTAATACCATTAGTACCATTAGTACCTGCATTTACTTTTACAAAGTTAAGTGTTTTTACTGCAACTGTTAGACCGCCTGAATTATCTATAATAGGAATACTAACATTACCTGTAAGAGTTGCTCCACTTCCTATAGCTGAGTTTGCATTTAAAGAAACTACTCCACTTGCTGATACGGCTGAACTTACATTAACATCTGTTCGTGTTCCATATCTAAAACTGTTTGCGGCATAAGGAGAACTTGGATCATAACTATATAATTGATTTCCTTTATATACTTTTGGACTTGAGCTAAAAGTTGTAAAATCACTGATAGTACCGCTGCTATTTGCATCAAAAGCATGTGACTCATTGTCAAAGGTTACAGTATATGCATCTACTCCTGCTGTTCCAGCAGCTCCTCCAATTGATTTAGATAATGATTGTATTTTTGTAAATGTAAACTCATTACCATCACTATTTTTGACTGTAATAGTATAAGTTACTTTTGCATTATCTGCAGTCATAGAGCTGTGATTTGCAAATCTTCTTGTGTATGTTGAAACAGTACTTGCACTTCCTACAGTAATATTAGTACCTGAAGCACTTACTCTAAAAGAAGGTGAAGCATAAGGAGAGCTGTCATCGTAAGGAACTTGAGTTATACCATCATATACTAGAATATCTGTTCCCGAATCAGTATAAGTTACTACTCCCGCATTTGTGGTTGGAAGTGTATGTGCCTCATTAGATAATATAACAGTTATCGCATCTGCACCATCATTTCCATCTACTCCATTTGTTCCATCTGTTCCATTTGTTCCAGGTTTAACTCCGTATGTTGTTAATTGGTCTCTAGCTTTAATTGCAGTTTCACCACTATCTCTAATTTGAACTTCTATTTTATCAGGCATATTGCTGAAAGAAGCCTGTGGAGTATATGTATAAGTATTTGTGGTAGTATTTGCTTGACTTACATCATTTAAGAAAAACTCGTAGTATACTGTTCCAGTCGTATTTAATGCAGTAGCTGTTACTGTTGTACTTGAAGGTGATGGGCTAATTCCTGTATTTGAATATGTAAATGCTTGGTCGCCTATAGTTAAGTTTACTGTTCTTGAATTTATTCCTGCTGAGCCATCTTCGCCGTCTGCACCTGGTAAACCATCTGCTCCTTTTTCTCCACTAGCAAAATTGACTAAGGAGAATGTGCCTCCTGTATTTGAAACCGAAGCTATTATAGTATCTTTTTGTCTATCGAATCTTAATGATTGTGCAAATAAGTTTGCTCCTGAGTATGTTCTATCTGAACCATTAGTTATGGTCATTGAAGTATCGCTTTCAATATGTGCTACTTTTGCCCAAAAACGAGAAGCTCCAGCATCATCTAGTACTACTATGTCACCTGCTCTAAAGTCAGTTAAGAATGTTGTAGAAGATCCGACCACGTTTGAACTAAATCTAGCTAAACTAAAAGTGCCATTTGCTTGTGATAGGTCTTCATTTGCTTCTCCTAATCTTTTAAAGAAAGTAAAGTAGTATGGCTGATTACCAGTAGCTGTAGCTGCTACATTATCGGTACCAACAACAACTGATCTTAATACATCTGTTCTTGCAGATCCTCTTGCTAAGTTTCCATCGTAATCAAATAATAAATATCCTGTTTGACCATCTGCCAAACTTGAAAAGTTTTGTTGAGTAAAATTAGTATTTCCACTTTCTATAGTTATGCTGGGTACTCCAGTAGGTGGAGTAAATGTATAAGTGCTTGAGTCAAAAGTAACAATACCGTTCGCACTGCCTATACTCATTCCTGTAGTTAAAATTCCACCTCTAGCAATTTGTTGATTTAATCCTGCTCCAATTACACCTTCACTTGGTGAAGCTAGATCTGAAGGATCAAAAGCAACCTTAGCTTGTATAAACTCAGAAGTATACCCTTGAGTATTAATTGTTCTTACACGTACTCTGTATTCATCCCCTGGTGGTACATTTCTTATACTAAAACTAGTTTGTCCTCTGCTTCTAATTTGTTCTCTAATAAATCCATTATTGTTTCTAACTTTATCAGACTGAGGCACATCGTGTTCTAAATCAAAACCAGCTAAATGTTCATAAATATCATCTAAAGCATTTCCGTCTGAATCTGTTCTTACAGATTTTGGTGCTGTCCATTGTACTAAAGCTTTGTATGCTTTTATAGGTTGGTCAACGTCTGTAACATCTCCGCCTTCCTCATCAGGAACTATCTGAACAGACACATTTATTGGTACTGGTACTATTTCAGTTCTAAGAGGGGGTCTCATTATATCAGGTATATCTGGAATTATCCAACCTCTATCTATTTCTGTAAATTTGTTAACATCATATTCTGCTGCAGTAATTTCAAATTGTAGCTCTTTTGTTTTTTCTTTTATGCCAGTAATAATATACTCTTTTGCACTTCCAGTTACATCAGCTCCTGATGCTTGTTGTCCTGTAATTGCATATATTACTTCACTATTTGGTGCAGAACTAAACGCACTTGATACAGTTACATTTGATGAGTTATATGATGATATAGGTTTTGTTTCTATTCTTTGGTTTTCTGACCATATAACTTGTACTTGACCTCCTGAATCATCTTTTAATTGTGATGCAGAAGCTTGAGTTGATATTGCAGTTCCGTTTGCGTGTTCTAATATAAGGTCGCCTACTTTATAGTTTGTGCTATTAATTGTAGCGGTTGGTTGTGCTATATATGCACCTCCGCTTGGATATATTAAATGTAAATCAAAATTATCTGTGCCATTTAAACTTAATGGTCTATCTGTTTCAATTACAGTGGTAGTAGAAGCTTTTGCAGTTGATATTCTTCCAGAGAACTGTACGTTTTTATCATCAGCATCTTGTATAAGAATAACATCTCCAGCAACTAAAGCACCTCCATTGATACCTGTGCTAAATGTTACAATTTCTTTTTCTAATTTTTCAGTAAGTAAATGCCATCTTCCAAGTCGTTGTGCTTGACCTTGCGAAGTACAGCCAAGTGCTGGTAAATCTTTTGTGATTACTCTACCTGTTTCTGCAATATTATTATCGTCTGTTACTATCTCTACTGCTTGTTTATATCTATTGTCTGGGTCGTTCCAAGTAACTTTTACTTCGTTTGTTCTAAATCTTCTAGAACTGCCTGAATAACTAAATGTTCCTTCAATAACATTTGATTTACTAAAAGTATATATCGGCCCTTTCTCTCTATTTGAGTTTAAACTTATTTGACCATTATGCCAAATAAGCATACCACGAATCATAGTACTTAAATCTTTGAGTAATCTTAATGCGTCTTGACCTTTCTGTATATATAAGTTACATGAGAAGCGAGGCTCTGTTCCGCCTTTTCCATTTGGTACAAGTTCGTCACAGTATTTTGCTAAGTTATATAGTGCGTACTTATCTACTTGTGTAAAGTCAAAATCTGGGTCTACATACTTTCCAAGTCCATATCTTGGATTAGTAATTAAGTCCATAAATATCCATACTGGATTGCTAGTATATACAGGCATATAGTTAGGACTTGCGGGAGTAAAAGTTTTTTGGTCTCCTCTAAAATTACCATCCCAGTCTACAGGATTTCCTGTATCTGCTCCTGTAGTAACATTACGACTATAAGAAGCAGTTACCCTTCTGGCTCCTGTATTGTCATGTATTTCATCTGCTGGGAAATAGTTAGTAGGAACTTTTACCTTTAGTCCTCTAATTTCGTAGGCTCTTTCAGGTATATCCTCAAAATCTTCAGCATCAACTACTACAGCTGCATAAGCTGTATAAGGATAAGTTAATTTATCAGTAATAATATTTTCTATGGATACTAAAGTACCTTGGTTAGTTTGTTGCCAACTATTCTCTTTTTGGTTTACTGGAGATACTCTTTGAACTTCTATTTTATAGTCAGTGAAAGGTTGATACTTTGATATATCAAAACTAAATATACTATTAAAAGGAGCTTGTATTGTTCCATCAATTATACCTGAGCTACCTGATTTTACACGAGTATTAGCGTGATAATCTCTAACATTTGAAGATAGGGTTCTTCTACCATAAACAACGTGTTCGTTATTTGAAAAACTATCTGTTGAGTCTGTTTTATATGAGAAGACTATTCTATACTCAGCAAAGCCCGGACCTGTTTTACCATTTTCTTTTCTAGAAATCATTGAAGCATGATTTAAAGTTATACGAACGTAATCTATTTCTCCTGGGTCAGCAATATTCATACCACTAGAAGCAACTCTACTAATTCCTGTTTCTCCGTTTCTATCAGGAGAGATATCTGTATCTATACCAAGCGCACTATTAGTTGGTTGTCCTATAGACCTTAAATCTGTTTGGTCTATAGCTGAACCAATAGAGTGTGCTGAAGAAGCACTACCTATACCAGAAGGTGCAGATAGATATGCTTGCTCTCTTTCTCCTTTTCTAAATGCCCATCCAAAATTATTAAAGTTATATTTTAATACATCGCCTGTTGCTGTTTTAGGAGGAGATACTATAACTGCAGTAGCTGAAGTTGTTACTCCGCCACCATTTGTTAAAGTTGCTTGAGTGTTACTATTTATACTTAAAATTGTATCTACTAAGTCAATTGAAACATTAGCAGAAGAAACTGTTTTTGCAGGAGGACTATCCACTCTTACATGAGTAACATTTATAAATTGAGTTATTTGACCTACATATTCTGTGCCATCTTTACCTGCACCTGCTATTCTGATAAATTGATTTAAAGGTTTTGCTTCATCTCTAATATCATTTGCAGCAAAGAAAGAAGTAGCAGTATTAACAATATTATTACCTGCTGAAGTAGAAGCATTTGTTGCTCTCTTCTTCCCTGCTATAACAGAAATATATCTTTGTCCTTGTGCAGTAGTAAGATTTTCAAATACAGCTCCGCCACCTTGGTCTGTTACTACACCACTTGTTGAATTATAAGAAGCGTTAGGAGTTCTAAGTAGTTGGAAATATGTGCTTACATTTGCAGAAGCTGCAGGGTTACCATCAATTATAATACTGTTTGGTCCGTTAACTAATCCTTCAATCGGTCCTTCAGACACAGCATCATATATGACAGCAGTTTGATGTCTAGTAGATTTTGTTAAGCCACTGTATCTAGATTTTCCTGCCATTATTTTTGTTCCTCTGTAATTATAGCGTCATTACCACCACCAGAACCGCCACCAGAACCACCCCCTGCTGAACCTCCACCAGTTCCTCCTGAATAGCTACCTGAGTAAGTTCCATCTTTCTTTCCGAAAGTAAATCCATTACTTGCATTAATTTTTGTGTCTGTAAATCCAAAGTTTATAGGTGCGCCGCCTACTTCTAACTTACCATAAGCTAGAGGCACTGGTATACCTACTTTGGCATTATTAATCGGGCCTTTAAATAGATTTGACTCATCCGATTCATCATCGGGCATTTCTGGAGTTAACATGTCTACTATTCCTTTAAGTGCAAGTAGTCCTCCTCCAACTATAAGTGCTACTCCAATAGCTGTTGTTGCACCAAAAGTAAATACTCCTAGTATTATGAGTGCTACTCCTATTAATGTTTTTAGTAAGTCTGCTCCCTGAGGTAAAGGAGTAACAATTAAATCCTCCTCCCCTAGGTCACCATGTAAATTATCATAATCAAGAAGTTCTGAGCCTTTTGCAACATGAAACTCTATACCTTTATCGGTACAGTCTAATAAATATTTTCTAACGCCACCTTTCATTTGGTCAATAGCGTGCATAGCTTCATGCACATTTTTACATACGAGTTCATGCTCTTTTCCAAAGAGTTCTCCCATTCTTCCTAATAATATTATCTTTCTTTTCATTGTGGTTCTAAAATAAATACCTCTTGTTGTGGGTAAGATACAATCATATATGGTATACCTACCGCGTTACAGTTGTCAATGTCATACTGACTTGGACGACATTCCGAGTCATAGTGACTATGGACAACATATTTTATATTCGAATTGAGTTGATGATGTATGAACAATTTTGGGTCAATTTTAAACTGTGAAATATCTTTGTGGAGATTTTCACTCGGAATATATTTTTCTCCATTTTCATCTACTATAACAAGTCCGCAACATTCTCCTGGAGCAGCTGATTTTGCATGTGCAAATATATCAGCTATCATTATGAGAACGCCTTGGCTGCTGGAAACCCTCCAAACGGCAACTCAGCGCTAGTGTCTGTGCTAGTTTTTCCAGTAGTGCTAGTATTTGATGCGTCTTTTGGTATAAATCCAAATCTTATCTTACATCCATCTAAACTTTTACTACAGGTATCTCCTCTTGACCAATAGAGTCCAAAATCTGGTTTTACACTCTCACTTGGTTTTACAGCTTTCCACATAAGCACTTTGTTATATGTTGAGCTAGAAGATACGTTATCTGTGAATACTACATAATCATTATATCTATCGTCTGAATATGTAAAGTATTCTGTACCATGTGAGTATGTCGTATATGTTCTCACAGGTTTAAACTTACTATTTGATACACTTATTGTACCTGGGCTATTTGTAGTTTCTGTAGCTTGCCAGTACAAAGCTTTAGTAGTACTTGTAGTTGTTCCATTTGCATTAAATCTTAATGCAGTTGTATCTGTTCTGTAGTAGGCATCTATTGTAATACTGCTTGGAGTACTATTTGCTGTTAAACTGCTAACAACACTTGCTGGAATGATATACTCATCATCTACATTTGCATATACTGAGTATTCTGTTCCGCCGTTTTTAACAGGTTTATATTTATTATCTACATTCCAAGTACAACCACTTTGTGCTTTTTGATACTCTTCTAAGTGATCACTTGCACCTTGGTACATAAAAGGACATCTATTTGCTACAATAGAACGACCTGGTAATTGTATTCCACTTAAATCAAAAGGAGAAGCAAGTTCTAAAGTTACTTGTATCTTAGTTCTTGATTTAATTCTATCTATGTACCAAACTTGTCTAGGAAACTCTACTGGTGGACTTGCATCGCCGCTTTCTCCATACAGATATTTCTTAAGAGTAAGTCTGCGAATTACCTTTAGTCCAACTAAAGAGTCGTATTCTGTAGTTCCTATTCCACCACTAAATGCTGTAGTTGCATTTGCTATTGAGACGGTAGGTTTCGGTTGAGCACCGTCGTTTTTAGTTTCAAAACCATCTGCTGTCATTGGTATAGGAGTGTACGTTCTAATAGTACTATTATTAGTAAAATCTCTCATTTGAACGCTCGTTAAATCAGAATCAACACCTGACATTACGTATATATAAGCATTTTTACTATACTCGATTTCAAAAAGTTGTACCAGTTCTGAGCCTGGGTCTAACTTCTGTAAATCTTTTATTATAATCTTTTCTGTCATTATGCTTCGTAAACTCGTCTTGCTGTTGCTTTTAAGTCATAGTAATCATCATACTTCCAAGTCTGATTCCATTTTTCTATAACCACTTTTACTGTTTCTTCATTTCCACTTTCATTTGTATTTGCAAAAGTATAGTCAAAAGCTGTTGCTCCTTTCTTACTTGCAAAAAAGTCTACAATATCATCAATTTCATCTTTAGGTCTATTTACAAAAGCAAGTTCAAAAGATTGCTTAGTATTATTTATACCATTTGCAATTCTTTGCTCATATCCATCACCGAACTCTGTTTTAAATATTACAGTTTCGTTTGATTGTGAAAAACCTCTATCTGGTCTTACAACTCCTAATGATCCGCCTACGTTAAATCCTAATGCCATAATCTTATCCTGCTGGGTTTAATATTCCGCCTGGGGCTTGTTCTTTCATAATGGTTGACATTACGGAAGCGTTAATTGCTTCTGCTAGTGCTGAACCGCCGTCTGCTGTTATATCTGCACTTGCTCCTGAGCCATCAATATTTACATTTATACTTGTATTGTTTGTTGCGTTTGCACCTCGTCCTAAATCTACTGGTATACTTCTATTATCTGGTAATGGTACAACTGCTTCGTTTTGTTTTCCTTCTCCAACTAAATATGTTGGTTGAGTTGCGATTCCACCATCGGCATACCTTGGCATTACGCCACCTTTTGCTAGTCCAATAATTCCACCTTTTGCTAATCCGAAGATAGATAAGAATGGTGCTATCATATTTAGTCCTGGTATCATGCCTATAATAGAGGATAATATACCTCCACCTGCTAAGCCACCGCCTCCGCCTCCCATTCCTAACATACCCATTATTCCTGATAACGGACCGCCTGCTGCTCCTGTAGTACCTTCTGTTCCACCCATTGCTCCACTAATAGCATCACCTATTTTCCCATCAGCACCTTTGCCAGTTGCCTGTTCTAGTATTCCTACTTTATCATCAACAATACTAACAGCCATTGGATTGGCTGCTGACCCTAATATTCCTGATAAACCTTTTCCTGCATTTGCTTGTATACGATCTGCTAAAGCTAAGTCTCCGCCTAATACATCTCCTTTCATGCCTTTTAAGATGTCGATACCTGACATTTTTTCTGACCTGACTTTCTCATATGCTTTAATCTGTGTGGAGTTTTCTTCGTGACCATATCCTTTAAAAATATGTCCTTGACCTTGTAACACACCTATAGTCTGCGTAAACTGATTTACAAATCCTTGCTGTTCTTTAATATAATGGTCAAGTATTCCTACTGAAGCATTTATATTCATTTTATCTGTTGCACTTTCAGTACTTATAGATGTTGGTAGTTCTCCTTTTACTGCTTTAGCCATGTTTTGTACGTGTTGAGTCATTACATTTGCCATTCCGTCTATATGTGCTGTAAATAGTGCTGACTGTCTATTTTCTGCAATTTCTTCTTCTGTCATACCTATAGATTGGCCACCCGGTACTATACCAAGTTGTTGTGCAATATTACCTCTAAGAGCATCAAACCCTTTTTGGAATCCTCCAACCATTGGGTTTACTATAAATCTTTCGACTCCTATTCCCATTAATTGTTTTTGAATACCATCTTTTATTGCTTTAAATCCCTCGTAACTACTTTTATCGCCTAGTAGTATATCTGTAAAGTTTTGCTGTGCTAGTTTTTCAAATGTTTCTGTAAATGTTGTTGCTATTTGTCCAACTAAACTTAACTGACTTTGTAACGCTATTATTTGAGCATCCATTACACCTAATTGGTCTTCTTGTGTTTGTTTTAGTAGTTGTACTTCTCTGCTTTGCTCTCCATACTGCTCTTTTATTCTTCCGAGTATATAGTCTTGCTCTTGATCTAGTGTAGCTCTCTTTGCGGCTAACACTATTAATTCATTTTCTTTTTTGAATCTTGCATTTATTTTTGTATTAAATATACCTAATAAACTACTTTCTATTTTTTGTCTATCTGATAATCTTTTTGTAATTACCTGCATATCAGCAATTACTTGTAATTCGTTTCTTCTAATTTTAAGAGCTTCTTGGGCTCCACGAACTGTGTTTGATGTATTATTAGCAATCGTCTTAGTGCTGTCCATCTCTGATTGAGATAACAAGAGTGAATCATACTGAGCACCATTATACTTTGCTAATGAAACTACTGCTTTATCTAAAGCAGATAATTCTTTTTCAAAGAAAGAACCTTCTACTTGTTTAATAAGAGAAGATCTTGTATCAACTAAACTCTCAGTTATTTCTTTAAGTTCAGCAGATACCATACCTAAGCTTTGTAGTTTGCTTACTTGTTTTTCTACTTCATCTGCACTAGTAGCCATAGTTATGTTTAATCTTGCAAATACTGGATTCATTTTATTTAACAAAGCTAGATTTGCCCTGACTTGGTCTTGTAATCCTATAAACTCGCTAGTGCTTTTATCTGTTGTTTTCTGTAATAATCTTAACTGACCCACTAACCCAGAAGTTCCTACTTGTTTTGCAAAAATCTGAACCTCTTTTGTTGTACCTTTAAACTTTGGGTCAAGTTCAAATGATTCCAAAGTCTTGTAAAAATCAAAAGCAGCCCCTCTCATTTCTTTCATCATTTTCAATCTAGCTTCTGCTGCTTTAGTATCTGCTGTTGCCTTGTCATATTTTTTCTGAGCAGCTACTTCATCTTCTATAGCACTTCTTCTCATTGCATTAGCTTTTTCTGTAAAACCAAAAAACTCTACTACACTTGCAGCCATATTTTTAAATCCTGCCATAGCTTTTCTAAATCCTAGAATAACACCATCAAAGTTTTTAATAATTTGTACAATAGAGCTAACTACCATTATAACTATACCAAGAACACCAGCTGCCCCCATCACTTTACCTAAAAAAGTCATAGTAGCGGCTCCTGCTCTAGATATTGCTGCAAATGCAGTTTGAAAGTGACCAGTAAGTTGTATCATGCCTATTTTAGCCTTGGTAGCGTATCTTTGTACATGAAAACCCATTTTTTGGAAAGTAGTAGCACTACCTGCTTGCATTTTTGCAAAAGATATTTCCATATCTCTAACTTTCTTGATATTTGCACCTTTAAATATACCTGTACTTATTTTACCATGTTTTTGGTATTGCATTTCAGCAGACTTTAAAGCTTTCTTTAAGTTTGCCTCATCTGTACCAGACATAGTTCCTTGCATTGCTCTTTTTAATACAGGAGAACCTGTACCCACTTGTTTACGCATACCTTTTGCTTGACCTTTTAAGTCCGTCTTTCCTTGTACTCCTAAGCCAGATGCGGAGTTAGATAGTATATCTGTTCTTACTTTTAAAGATTCTACTTGTCCTTTCATACGCTCGACTGCTTGACCTGACCTAGCTGCAGCGGCTGTAAAAGCTCCTCCTATACCCTCTATTGAAGGAAATATTTGTGTAGCAATTGACTTTGCAAATAAACCAATAACAGCTACTGCTGCTACAATATTCTCATTTAATAGTTTTGCAAAGAAATTAGATAATGGACTTATAAACTTAAGAATACCTTGTATCAAGTCCTGGAAAGTAGTTGCTAATTGATTTAATTGATTAATTGGAACTTTACCTGCGATTGCATCAAAGTTATCTGAAGCTTGTCTTAATGTTTCATTTAAAACCGCTTGTGATTTTTCATAAGTAGTTAAATCTTGATAATTTTTACCTATTTGAGCACCATATTTACGAGCAGCAGTTTCTAGCCTTAGGGTAATACCAAGTTCGTCTAGTAGTTCTGGTTCTGCTTTTGTTGTACCTTGAACGATACGATTGAATGTGTCTTCGAAGTTTCTACCAAGTGCAATAGCGGCATTTTTGGAGGCTTCTGCTACTTGAGTAATTTGGTCAGTAGTAAAACCTTTTGCAATCATGATTGCTGTAGATGCACCTGCAGCTTGTAAGTCAATCTGAGCACCAGTTGCAACCTGTAACTGTTTTGCAATCATATTCATGTTTACACCAGTTTGGTTAGCAAATGCGTCTTGTGATTGTTGTAGTGCTTTGAAGTCAGCTGCGTTTTGCATAACTCTGAAAGCTGCTCCGAGAGCAAAGAGGGTAGAAGCTAAAATAGCATAAGATTGAACAAGACCACCTGTGCCTTGTTGCATACGAGCAAAAGCTTTTGAGCCAGACTCAACACGACCAGACATAGCCTGCATATTCCTACGAACATCGCCCGCAGATTTACCTGTTCCGTCTAAACCTTTCTTAGCTGCTTGTGCTTTACGCGCTATACTTTTAAGACTTTCCCCATCAGTAACTTCGATGGTAATAGTTGCGCCTTTAATCTTTTTTGCCATTTATTTTACTTTCGCTTTACGCTTTTCTGCGTCCTGTCGAGCTTTAACTTTTGCGTTCATCATTTCTTGATGATGATGCTCAATGTGCTTTAAAAAATAGATACAAGTTTTTTTATCCTCTATCTCATGGACATCTAAAACTGTGCCCAATGCAGATAAATCTTTACCCATATAAAAACCTGACATTCCATCCCATCGGTCTGAAAGTAAGTTATGTATAAAAAACGCTTCTTGTACCTCTATTGGATATATATCCATAGTTGGAGGCATTTTTTCAGGGTCAGGTTCTTGATTTAGTTGCTCACAAACTGCAAGATACTTTTCTAAATCAATTCCTGTGTCCTTAAAGTGTCTTTTTATTAACGCAAGTATTTGTATTACTTGCGTTGAGTAAAATTCTCCAGATCTCCTACAGTATCGGTAACCCATTGGTCGAAGTCTGCTGCGTTTCTCATTAGAGTCTCCGCATTTTCTTGAGAATACTCAAGTTCTTCATCTTTGGCTACACCGCTTGTATCTACTAATAGAAGCTCTTCTAGGTAAGAATACTTTAGCCCTTTCCACCCTTTAATGATTGATTTACAATATTCAGTTAAGAATGTTTCCTCATCGAGCTTTTCTTCAAATGCTCTAGTTTTCTTATTAAACTTATTTTTTAAGCATTTACTTCTGAGTTTTAATAACTCTTCTCGACTAAGGTAAGTCAAATCAACACTAAATCCATCTAATCCTGGAAAGTCGATTGATACTGTCTTGCTTGGAGTTAATAAACTCTTCAGTGATACTGGTTGTTCTTTTACTTTTTGTTCTGTCATAATATTCCTATAAAGTGGGAGGGTCAAAGCCCTCCCGAGTTTAATTTACTTTAACTAGCTTCGTATGTAATTGCTACTTCATTTGTTGCGTTAGCCGCAGTGCCTGAAGATAGGTCTGTCGATAAGCCATGGAAGGCTACATCTACAGATACTACATCCTCGAAACTATGTGTTGGTAATTCAAGGTGTGCTTTAGCAACTTGAACGTTACATCTTGGAGTATTACCTGAGCCTCCAATGCTGAACGTTAAATCAAATGCATTTGTTATAACACCTCTTGACTCTTGTAGTCTTTCAAACAAGTCTAAAGACCCGTTTGCTGTGTCATTTAGATAACAAGTAAAGTTACCTGAGACACTTCTTGTTCCCATTATATGTCCTAATGGTAGGTTAACTGTTCCTAGTGTTTCTGGTGTTAAGTAAGTAAGATTATTTTCAATTGTAATATTACCACCTGTTAATGTTACATCATAAGTAACATCACTACCATCAACATTTAATGCTCCAAGTGTACCAGTTGCTTCTGATACATCAAAGCTAATTGCTAAGTCTGTTAATTTTTGTCGTATAAAGTTTCCTGTAGAATTTACACCTTCATTAATAAGTCCTAGTGCAGTTGTTCCACTAACAGCTGTATTAAGTGTAGCAAATTCTTCTACTGTTTGCCCATTTCCTGACCAGCCAATTTGTGCTAATCCTTCAATGTCAAAATCTACGGAAGCTGATCCAACTGAACAGTTAGCTACTTTATAAACTGTAACTCCCTCTGTTCCTGTTGCGTATACCCCTGTATCAGTATCTTTTGATGCTCCTAATACAAAGTATAAGTCAAAAACTCCCAAGGTTACTTGGTTAGAGTTTCCAAAATCAAAATGATTTGGCTCATAAGTTGCCGCATTGTTTGCAAAATCACCTGTTCCATTACTTCCAATAGACCTGTCATAAGTATTTGCAGACATAGCTGCCCACAATGGGCCTTCTACTGCAAACTTTTGAGCGTTACCTGCGTGTTGATTAGAAGCGGCAGCATTGCCACTTCCTGACACGGTAGGTCTCATGTAAGTATTAAAACTCCACTCTGCTGGTGCAAAAGAGTCAGTAAACATTGCTCTACCTCTTTTACTGTAGCCAGTGGAATTTGCGGCTTCACTTAGAGTTATTTCTGAAGTGTTTGTTCCTTGTGAAAAAGAAAAACCGTCTAATACAGGTATCTCAAAGAGAGCTGTGTTAGCTGATGTTCCGTCATATGCAAAGGACATAAACACTTTGGTATCTCTACTAAAGAAAAATGCCATTATTTTCTCCTATTTAATATCGAATCTCGCAGGTGATTTCACCCACACCGAGAGGTTCGAGAACTCCTTCATCTGTATCTACTGTACCGATTGTAGTCTGTACTGTAGATTGAGATGCTCCTGTCGAATCATAGTAAGTTAGAGGATCTTCATTCTCTAATACTGTTTCAACATCTTCTAACAATTCTTCCAATGCTGTTATTACATCATTATCATCTGATACGTAGCACCGAATCGTTAATCTTAAAAATCTGAATCTAAAACCACCTCCGTCATATTCTCTTGTCTCAGTTCCAGCTCCTATATGTATTGCGGGAAACTCTGACACTTCATCCCAAAACTTTAGTCTTCTTTCTACATTTGAGACTGAAGTTCTAAATGGAGGTGTTCCATTTATATTTTCTAGCTTTAGCGCAAGGGCTTCTACAATAGCGCGTCTACGTGTTGTATGTTTTCTTGCTAACGACGCTTCCATTATTGTATATTTATCCCGAATCTTGCTCCTACTATTCCTGAAGCTACTTGTCTAATTGACCTTTTTATTAATCTTTCAGGGTCTCTTTGTGGAGTATATCTATTTCCCCCTGGTGCAAATGTTTCATAAGGATTAGTCATATAAGATGCTTCAATCATTGTATTTCCACCTCTTGATCCTTGTGTAACTCCATCAACTCTTACTGAGTTTGCAAATCTTCCTGTTCTATAATTTAGTGCAGGACTTGTCATATTTTGTGCTACTACTTGTGGTAAAAGTTCATTTAATAGATTTCTTAAAGCCATTGGATTTTCTCCTGCTTTTTGCTCTATACTACTAGTAGACCCTCCTTTTTTAATTTTTGCCCCTTTTCCTTTGGTTGCTTTCCTTCCAGAGACACTAGCCTGTGTTAATGCTATTGCCTGCTTAAGTTGGTCATTTAAAGTTTCTTTTTTTCCTGCCGCTAATAGTTTTTTATTTACTCTGTACCTCATATCTGGTTTTGATTTATGAGGAAACATATTTTGTATTATTGCTTTACTTCCAACTTCAACAAGTCTTTTTCTTGGACTCTTTGAAGCAGTATAGTCAGGGTCTGCAAACTTTTTTATTAAATCTTTCTCAACCTCTGTAGCTGCTGCTAACAAAGGATTTTTATCTGCTCTTACTCCTTGTAATTTATTTATATCATCATTTGCAAGAGTCATAACAATTTCTATTTGCTGTTTATGTTTTACAGAATCAGACATTGCTTTTCTTTTTATCAATAAATCTGCTGTAACACCTTCTACTATTTCTTCAAATAGTTTATCTAGAACAGTATTTCTTTTAAGTTTACTAGCTTTTTGTGCCCTACTTAAAACTGCATCTTTTTCAGTTTGTAAATATTCTATTAAATTAACTGAGGCTACTGTAGTATCACTTCCACCTGTTCGATTTCCTGGAGGTTCTCCATGAACTCTTCTTCTATAGCCCCCTTCTCTTTCCATTTCAGCTTTTAGAGTTTTATTCCCAACAACAGGCTTATTTCCACCTAGTCCGAAAGGAACTGTTTTTAAAGGGGCTCTTGTTACTATTCCATTTACAGTTTCTTGCAGGCACTCATTCATTAAGTTTCTTACAACTATATTCTGAACATCTCCTGAACTAGTAGTACCCATTTGCTTTGTCTGTATAGCATATTGTTTATTTCCGTAAAAACTACTAAAATATACTGCAACTACATCTTTTCCAGTTTTATAGATAGCAACTGAAAATATTTGTGCGTTTATTCCTTTTCTATTTGCAAGATCTTTTGCTTGTTTTTGAGTTCTAGAAACAGTATATCCTAATTTTTCATGTTTTCTTTTAATATTCGCTACTGTAAATACTTTGTCAAAAGCAAGATTAGCATATTTTGCTAGATTTTTTCTTTCAGCTTCAGTATATTGGGCGCCGCCCTTTTTTCCTACTAAAGATTTTCTAACAGCAGGGGTATTTAAATATGTATTTAATATTACGTGTTGTACTGTTTCTGATACATACTTTTTACTAAATATAAATCTAATCTTTGCTTGTTTATACTGTTTTTCCCTAGCGTCCTTTAATGCTTTTTGTGTTAATGTAGATTTAATATCTTTAATAATTGATTTTATCGCCATTAAATAATAACCCTATACAAATCAAGTACTCTTTTTATATGGTCTGGAAAATCAGAGTTATCTCTAATTCCAGAAGTTCCTTGATTCTGTACTTGCGCTCCGCCTAAAGTT